GTCATGCAGACGCGGGCGCAGGTGGCGATATGGGGGGGGGTTAGCATGCCAGGGCCTGCTGCAAAGCCCACACGGCTACAGAAATTAGCCGGAAACCCGGGGAAAAGGGCATTAAAACGGGAAGGGGCGCAACCAGAGATATTGCTGGGTTACGCGCCAAAGCACCTCCCAGAGGAGGGACGCGCAGAGTGGAACCGGATCGCTGGGGAGCTGAGGCGGTTAGGGCTGCTGACGGTGGTGGACAGGGGGATGTTTGCGGGGTACTGCCAGGCGTGGGCGGACTACCTGGAGGCTGAGGCGGAGCTGCAGCGATCGGGGAGGGTGCTGGTGACGGAGAAAGGCTATCAATACCAGAGTCCGTGGATTGGAATTAAGAAGCTGGCGCTGCTGCAGCTGTACCGTTTCGGGAGCGAGTTCGGTTTTTCGCCACGCAGCCGGAGAACGCTGGACATGGAGGCGGAGGGGGAACAGAGCCTGGCGGACATCCTGTTCGGGGGTGTGGAGGAGGAAGAGCAAGGTGAGTGAGGGGCTGTGGTTTGATGAGCGGGCGGCGCAGGGGGCGGTGCGGTTCTTCGAGCGGCTGCTGGTGCACGTGAAGGGGGAGTGGGCGGGGAGATCGTTTAAGCTGCAGGGGTGGCAGAGGGAAGAGATCATTCGACCGCTGTTTGGGTGGAAGCGGCAGGACGGGACGCGGCGGTATAGGACGGCGTACATCGAGATCCCGAGGAAGAACGGGAAAAGTTCGTTAGCGGCGGGGATTGCGCTGTATTTATTTTTTGCGGACGACGAGTACGGCGCGGAGGTGTACAGTGCGGCGGCGGACCGTGACCAGGCGGGGATCGTGTTCGGGCTGGCGAGCGATATGGTGGCGACATCGCCGGAGCTGGCAAAGAGGTGCCAGGTATACAAGCGGGCGATCGTGAATCCGGGGACGATGAGCACGTACCGGGTGTTATCGGCGGATGCGCCGACGAAGCACGGGTTGAACGCGCACGGGGTGGTGATCGACGAGCTGCACGCGCAGCCGAACCGGGAGCTGGTGGACGTGCTGGTGACATCGACGGGCGCACGCCGGCAGCCGATGGTGGTGGCGATCACGACGGCGGGTTTTGACCGGGAGTCGGTGTGCTGGGAGTACCACGAGTATGCCAGGCAGGTGTTGAGCGGGATTATTGAGGATGAGTCGTTTTTTGCGTACATCCGGGCGGCGGAGGAGGATGACGACTGGACGGATCCGGCGGTGTGGCAGAAGGCGAACCCGGGGCTGGGGGTGACGGTTAAGCTGGACTACCTGGAGACGGAGGCGCGGCGGGCGGAGCAGGTGCCGGCTTATCAGAATACGTTCCGCAGGCTGCACCTGAACCAGTGGACGCAGCAGGAGAGCCGCTGGATGGATATGACGGCGTGGGATGCGTGCGGGGAGCCGATCGACGCGAAGCTGCTGGAGGGTCAGGTATGCTACGGCGGGCTCGACCTGGCGAGCAGCTCGGACCTGGCATCGCTGGGGCTGATTTTTCCGGCGGAGTCGGGTGAGGAGGAGCGATTCGCCTGGTTGCCATTTTTTCTGGATCCCGAAGGACAACCTGGTGGAGCGATCACGGCGGGACCGGGTGCCGTACGTGACGTGGGAGCGGCAGGGGCTGATCACGGCGACGGAGGGGAATGTGATCGACTATGCGGTTATCGTGAGGCAGATCGAAGCGTTGGGGGAGCGGTTCAATATTCGGGAGATTGCGTTCGACCGGTGGGGGGCGTTCCAGGTGAGCCAGCAGTTGGAGGGGTTGGGTTTTACGATGGTTGGATTTGGGCAGGGGTTCGCCAGTATGAGCGGGCCGACGAAGGAATTATTGCGGCTGGTCATGGACCGCAAGCTGGCGCACGGCGGGCAGGCGGTGCTGCGCTGGATGGCGGATAATTTGATGGTGACGACGGATGCGGCGGGGAACGTGAAGCCGAACAAGCAGAAGAGCCGGGAGAAGATCGACGGGATCGTGGCGGGGATCATGGGGCTGGACCGGGCATTGAGGCACGGGGCGGCGAAGGCGAGTGTGTATCAGAAGAGGGGGTTGAGGAGTGTTTGAAGGATGATTTGGAACACGAAAGCGCGAAAGGGCGCGAAGGACGCGAAAGGAGCTGAAGATGGAGATTGAGGCGTATACGGGTGCGGTGGTGGCGGGTGTGCCGCTGATGTTCGTGGTGATCGGGCTGGTGCAGTGGGTGAAGTCGTTTGGGGTGACGGGGAATCTGCTGCGGGTGGTGTCGATGATTATCGGGCTGGTGTTTGGAGGTGGGTACATTTTTGCTACGGTGGGGTTCCCGGCGACGTTTGCGGAGTGGTTCGCGGCGGTGGTGTATGGGATCGGGCTGGGAATCGTGGCGAGCGGGGTGTACGATGCGCTGAAAAATATGATGGTGGCAAAGCCGGAGGGATGATGGAGATTGACAATCAGACGCTGGTGATGGGAGGGACGCACAAGCAGAATCTGCTGCAGGGGCTGAGCCTGCGGCTGCCGAGTGCGGTGGCACCGGGGACGTACCCGATCGAGGTGGTGGACATTTCGACGTGGCAGGGGACGGTGGATATGTTCCGGCTGCGGGAGCGGGCGAACGCGGTGATCATCCGGGCGGGGTACGGGAACGATGGAATTGACGGCAGGGCGGCGGCGAATGCGAAGAACGCACGCCAGGCGGGGCTGCCGTACGGGCTGTACTGGTTCGTGAAGGTGGGCAAGGACCACCGGAAGCACGTGGCGAATTTTTTGGTGGCGTGCGAGGCGCTGGGGAGCGAGCTGCCACCGGTATGGGATATCGAGTACACGGAGACGCCAGGGAATAAGACGGCGACGGGCGGGTGGCTGGAGAAGCTGATCAAGACCTGGCAGGATGCGGAAGGAAGGGAAGATGAGATGATCTATACCCGGGCGAGCTGGTGGGACACGCAGACGTACCGGGCGGACTGGCCGAAGACGAAGCGGCTGCACGTGGCGCATTATACGAATGCTGCGCAGCCGATTTTGCCGAAGGACTGGACGGAGATCAACCAGCCGCGGACGTGGACGCTGTGGCAGTGGAGCGCGGACGGGAATAATTTAGGGGGGGTATACGGGGCGGAGTCGGATGATATCGACCGGAACCGGTTCAACGGGAGCGCAGCGGATTTCGAGAAGGTGTTTGGGGTGAAGCCGTACGTTCAGGCGGCGCCTGAGCCCGAACCGGAGCCGGTGGATGGGCTGCAGTTCCGGGCGTTGACGACGATCAACATCCGCAGCGGTCCGGGGACGAATTACAAGGACATCGGCGACCTGGCGAAGGGGAGCGTGGTGGATGTGCTGAATGTGGAAGGCTCGACGGTGTGGATCGAGATCGAGCCGGGGAAGTGGTGCGCGGTGAAGTACAACGGGCAGAAGTTGATGGAGAGGGTGTGATTTTGATCCGGGAGGTGGTGCTGGGGCTGTGCCTGGTATGCATCGTGGTTAACGGGCTGCTGTTCGCGAAGGGAAATCGGCGGTGGCTGCGGCTGTTGTCTATCCTGTCGCTGGGGTACGTGGCGGTGTTGATGGCGACGGTGATCTGGGGAGACGGGTTTGATGTTTACCTGATCCGGGCGGGCATTCTGAGCTCTATCGGGATGGTGCTGCTGCTGTGCATTCACCTGATCGATAGCATTATCGGGTCAAGAGACTGTTGATGGATGCGGGTTTATTAACGGCGATCGGAGGGATCATTGTCGCGGTGCAGCTGGTGTTTACGGCAATTTTCACGGCGGTGAACACGGCTAAGTCGACGGGGCTGGACCGGACGATTAAGGCGGTGACGGACGAAAACGACCGTTTGTTGAGGCGGCTAGAGAACAGTGAGAAGCGCATCGAAATGCTGGAGGTGTCGGTGGAGAAGCTGGAGGAGCAGGTGGACGAGCGGGATAAACGGATTAAGACGCTGGAGGCGCAGGTGTTGGAGAGGGATGAGCGGATCAGGTCTCTTGAGTCGCACGTGGATGAGCGGGACAGGCGCATCCGGGCGCTGGAAGACCAGGTGGAGCGGCTGGCGAGGTTATGACAAGAATGTTTGGAACGCGAATGGTGCGAAAGGTTTGGAACGCGAATGACGCGAAGGAACGCGAAGGACGCGAGGGATGAAACGGTGGATTGCAATTATTTTTGAGATGCTTGGTATAGGATGTGTGTTGATAGGGTTTTACGTGTTGTTGGATGTTGGTGGCGTGTTGATCGCGGGCGGTCTGCTGCTGGTGCTGCTCGGGCTGGGAATAGAGATGCGGCAGAGAGGCGAAAATGCTTAATACGTTTTTAGGACGGAAGATACCTCCCCCAGCCTCCCCATCTGCGATGGGGGGGAGACAGAGGGAGGGGAGAGGGTACTGGTGGGAGTCGCTGCTGCTGGACAGTGCGAGTGCGGGGATCAGTGTGACGCAGAGCAGCTCGCTGACGAATGCGACGGTGTATGCGTGCGTGCGGATTCTTGCCGAGACGGTGGCGAGTTTGCCGTTGATCGTTTACAGGCGGCTGGAACGGGGCAAGGAGCGGGCGGAGGATTATTACCTGTACGAGATCTTGCACGACCGACCGAACCCGTTGATGACGTCGTTTGAGCTGCGGGAGACGCTGCAGGGGCACCTGGCGCTGTGGGGCAATTCGTATTGTGAGATCGACTACGATTCGGCGGGCAGGGTGACGGCGCTGTGGCCGCTGCGACCGGACAAGGTGCTGAATATTAATAAGGCGGGGGAGACGGTGTCTTACGAGTACCAGCTGCCGGACGGGAAGACGACCTGGCTGAGCGGGAGCCGGGTGTGGCACATCCGCGGGCTGAGCGGGGATGGGCTGCGGGGGATGAGCCCGATCGAGCTGATGAGGAATTCGATCGGTTTGAGCATGGCGGCGGAGAAGTACGGATCGAAGTTCTTCGGGAACAACGCCAGACCGTCGGGTGTCTTACAGCACCCGGGGGTGCTGGGGGACGAGGCGGCGAAGCAGCTGCGGGAGAGCTGGAACGAGATGCACATGGGGCTGGACAATGCGCAGCGGGTTGCAATTCTGGAAGAAGGGATGACGTACAACCAGATCGGGATCCCACCAGAGGACGCGCAGTTCCTGGAGACGCGCAAATTCCAGATGGGGGAGATCGCCAGGGCGTACCGCATCCCCCCGCACATGATCGGAGACCTGGACCGGGCGACGTTTAACAATATCGAGCACCAGGGGATCGAGTTCGTGACGCATACGATCCGACCGTGGCTGGTGCGGTGGGAGCAGAGCATCTCCCGAGATTTGATGACGGAGACGGAGCGGAAGAAATATTTTGCGGAGTTCCTGGTGGATGCGCTATTGCGGGGGGACACGATGAGCCGCTACCAGGCGTATGCGATCGGGTTCCAGAACGGGTGGCTGAGCCAGAATGACATCCGGGAGCGGGAAAACATGAACCCGATCGAGGGGGGGGATGATTATTACGTTCCGCTGAATTTGGCATCATCGACGGAGGTTGGGGGGAAAGATGAGGGGGAAGAGGGACGCGGAGTATTTAACGCAAAGACGCAAAGACGCAAAGGTTTGGAATATGAACTGATGCTGGCAGGTTCTGGAAGCGATCGGCGGGCGCTGGAGCAGGGGATCCGGGGCAGGCGGCGGGCGTTTGAGGGGATTCTGCCGGTGTTTGCGGATGCGATAGCCAGGGTGCTGCGACGGGAGCGGAATGATGTGGGCAGCCAGGCGCGGAAGATGCTGGCGGGGGCGGGACCGGCGGAGGTGGAGGAGTTCAAGCGGTGGCTGGACGAGTTTTACGATCAGCATGCGGAGTTTGCGCGCAAACAGCTGCAGCCGGGGATGGAGAGCTACGCCAGGCAGGTGCTGGCGGCGGTGGAGGACGAGCTGGAGGAATTGAGAAAGCTGGCGGCGGCGACGGGGGTGGCGGAGCCGGGCGAGGCGACGATGGAGCAGATGCAGGGGTACGTGGACTCTTACACGGCGCAGTACGGGGTGCGGCATGCGACGCGCAGCCTGACGTGGATGCTGGATGCGATTAATGGTGCGCTGCCGGGCGAGGAGCTGCAGGCGGTGGAGGCGAAATTCGAGGATTGGGGGGAGTGGCGGGCGGATAACTCGGCGCACGAGGAGGCGACGCGGGCGTCGAACGCGGTGGCGAAGGCGGCGTACCGGACGGCGGGGATCGTGAGGATGCGGTCGATGGCGTTCGGGGAGAGCTGCCCATACTGCCGGGGTCTGGATGGGGTGATCGTGGGCATTGACCAGGTGTTCCTGGAGGCTGGTGTGCCGTTCCAGCCGGAGGGGGCGCTGACGCCGCTGGTGGTGGGGGCGAGCAAGGGGCACGCGCCGTATCATGATGGGTGTGATTGCATGGTGCTGGCGAGTCTGTGACAACGGATTTTTACACGGATTAGGCGAGGTTTGGAACACGAATGACGCGAAAAGACGCGAAGGGCGCGAAAGCGGAGGTGGTGAGATGGAAGAGATAAGCGAAAGTAATCCGTCCGGAGGAATAATTCGCCTGGGTGAAATGAGCGAAGCTGAGATGGAGCTGCTAAGAGACAAGTGGAGAGAGACGCAACTAAACACAGTTAATTCGCCAAAAACGGTGGTGCTGACCCAGAGGGGGGAGTTAGCGGAAATGGAAGAGCGGGCGGTGGCGGTGGAGCTGCGGGTGATGAGGGAGGAGGGGAAGCCGGCGATGATCGAGGGGCACGCGGCGGTGTTCGATGCGTGGAGCGTGGATCTGGGCGGTTTCCGGGAGCGACTGCGGGCGGGGGCGTTCGGGGAGGCGCTGTTGAAAAGCGACGCGAGAGGGCTGTTCAACCACGATCCGAACTACGTGCTGGGGAGGCAGTCGGCGAGAACATTGGAACTGTGGGAAGACGAGCAGGGGCTCGGATTCCGGGTTATTCCGCCAGAGACGAGCTGGGCGAGGGATTTACTGGTGAGCGTGGAGAGAGGTGACATTCGAGAGGGCTCGTTCTCGTTTATTGTTGGGGAGGACTCCTGGCAGATTGTGGGCGAGGAACTGAGGCGGGAGGTGTTGAGTGTGCGGGATCTATATGATGTCAGTATTGTGACGTACCCGGCGTACCCACAGACGAGCGCGCAGGTGCGCGCGAGGGTGCGGGAGATCAGGCAACAGGCGGAGGAGCTCCCCCAGCCAGGCGGCGGGGCAGGGGCGAAGCTGGGATTGATGAAGCGAAGACTTAATCTTATGTTACGGAGGTAACGATGAACGCACGAGAGCTGCGCGCACAGCGTGCAGAGATTTTAGAGGGTTTGAAGGGGCTGGTGGATAAGGCGGAGGCTGAGAACCGTGACCTGACCAGCGAAGAGCAGGCTGAATACGATAGCAGCCTGCAACAGGCGGACGTGCTGTTGAAGCGCGCCGAGCGCATGGAAGTGGTGAGCGAGTTCGGGAACATGCTGGCGGCTCGCAAGGCGCCGGCAGTCAACCGCATTCCACTGGGCGACAGCGAGACACGCGCCTGGGCGCATTGGGTGAGGACGGGCGACGACAGCGGGATCCGCGAGCTGCGCGCCAGCAACGACACCACGATGAACATCACCACGGATGCCGACGGAGGGTATGCGGTGCCGACGGGTCATTACCAGGGGATCATCGCACGGCGCGACGAGAGCATGCTGGCGAATAAGCTGGGCGTGCGGCGCATCCCGGGCAAGGGCACTTCGGTGAACATCCCGGTGGACGACGAGGACGACGGCGAGTTCGTGAGCACGGCTGAGTCGAACGCATTCGACCGGGATGCCCCGGCGATCGGGCAGAAGACCAGCACGCTGGTGATGTATACCAAGAAGGTTGACATGACTATCCAGCTGATGCAGGACGAGGACTCGAAGATCATGGCGTTCCTGAATGATTTCGTGGGGCGCGGCATGGCGAAGACGCACAACAGCCTGTTGCTGACGGAAGTGGCGGCGAACGGGACGGCGCTGAAGACATTCGCCAGTGCGACGGTGATCGCAGTGGACGAGCTGGAAGTGATCACGTTTGGCGATGATATAGGGAATTACCTGGACGACACGAACAGCGTGGCGTGGGTGATGAAGCGCAGCGTGCACGGCGAGATCGTGCTGCTGGACGACAGCAGCATCCGGCGGTACTACGAGAACTCACAAGGTGGAGCGATGGGACCGACCCTGCTGGGTTTCCCGGTGGCTTATTCGGCGAAGTCCGGCGCAACGGCAGCCAGCACGAAGAGCGTGTACTTCGGGAACTGGAATTACGTTGGCTTGCGCGAGGGACCGGAGATTACAGTGCTGCGCGATCCGTACAGCCGGGCGGGATACGGTGAGGTTCTATTTCACTATTATTTCCGCTGCGACTATAACGTGCTGCAGGCTGAGGCAATCGGGTACGGGGTGCACCCGACGGGATAAACTGAGTAACTAAGTTGATGGTTTGGGGGAGAGATTTTATCTCTCCCCCAGGAGTAGTGAATGAAAACCTGCAGTAAATGCCATAAGACAAAATCTCTATCTGATTTTTATAAAGCATCAAAGGGTAAGTATGGTGTTCGTAGTGATTGTAAGGAGTGTAATAATAAGAAGAGCCGCAGGTATTATAAAGACAATCGAGAAAAACGGCTAGCAGATGGAAAAGTCTGGAGAAAAAATAATCCCGAAGTGATGAAAGCACTAAAAATAAAATGGTATCAAAGCCATAAAGAATCGGTGTATAGAAAAGTCAGAGAATGGAAATTATTAAATCCTGAGAAGAGGAAAATACAAGCTATAGTTGATCAGCAGCGAAGAAAATCTAGATTAAAGGCCTTAGGTGAGAACAATCTTTCGATTTACGATGTTAACTGGATGCTAAACCGTGATGGCTATAAATGCCTAAGATGCGGATCGAATAAAGACTTAACTGTTGATCACGTGATCCCTATATTTCAGGGAGGAGCTAACAATAGATCCAATATACAAACATTATGTGGAAAGTGTAATTCAAGTAAAGGAATTAAATATAAAGATTACAGAAGCCAGAGCTTGCCATATAAAAGACCGATTCAGTTTTGTTTTTGGGATTCTTACATAGTGCAACCTGATGATGAAGGATATTTCGGGTTTGCCGAACTTGATCCCGATCAAAGTTGGGATGAAGATGTTCAAGATGACGAATTACATTTGAGCATCAATTTAAACAATCCCGATGACGGAAAAAATATTCTTCAGTGGATTAGAATCGGTTCTTTATGATGGATGACGTCTTGGTTTTCTGCCCGATTTATCGGTTGGAGGCGGAGACGGTGAGGGCGTTGGTCTCGCTGGAGTGGGAGGGGGCGATCTCGCTCCTGCTCCAGCGGGACAACCCATACAGGCTGGCGGATGGGAGCAACGATGGGAAGCGGAATCACCTGCACCAGTACCAGAGGGCGCAGGAGGTGTTTTTGAAGGGCTCGTACGAGGCGATGCTGATTATCGAGAGCGATATCATTCCACCGGCGGACACGCTGGCGAGGCTGGTGGAGGCGGAGGCTGACCTGGCGTATGGAACGTATTTGTTCCGGCAATCGGGGACGGTGAACCTGACGGAGCGGTATTATAAGTGGCCGGCGCAGGCGCGCAATATCGGTGAGAGTCTTACCATCCGGGGGCTGTGGCGGGCGGCGAAGCAGCAAGGGATCGTGGAGGTGAGCGGGAGCGGGCTGGGCTGTTTGCTGATCCGGCGCAGGGTTTTGGAGGAGACGCCGTTCGATTATTACGACGATGCGACGATGAATGTGAATTATTTTGACTGGCCGTGGACGGTGGAGGTGTACCGCAGGGGGTACCAGATGAAGGGCAACGCGATGGTGTGGTGCGGACATGTGGAGGAGAATGGCAGGGTGATATGGCCGAGGTAGGGAAGGTTTGGAACACGAATGACGCGAAATGACGCGAAGGACACGAAAGAGCAGAAGGTCGCCGCTATTGTTGTTAATTACAACATGCCGGAGCGGGCGGATGCGATTGCGGAGTACATCCTGGAGTGCGTGCGCTGCCCGGTGGATCTGTACGTGGTGGATAACGGGAGCGATATGATCGCACCAGCCAGGTATACGACGGTGAGGCTGGCGAAGAATCGGCAGACGACGGGGGGCTGGCTGGCGGGGTTGGAGCAGGCGAGGTTGAACGGGAATTATTTTGCGTACTGGTTTTTGATTACGTCGATGGAGTTTATCGGGATGGCGGATGTGTTGACGCCGATGGTGGCGCTGATGGAGGGGGACGACCAGGTGGTGGGGGTGCACCCGGCGCTGACGGCGGACAGTACGACGGCGTGGAAGCATCTTTTGGAACGCGAAAGCACGAAAGGGCGCGAGGGACGCGAAGGGGGACGGAAAGCGCGAAGGGTGTGGATGATCGATAATATCGCCAGTTTGTGGCGGGCGGAGTGGTATGACGAGCAGGGGGGTTTTGACCCGGAGATGCGCTACGGCTGGGGGATCGACCTGGAGCTGAGCTGGAAGGCGAGGAGCCAGGGGAAGCGGCTGGTGGTGATGGATGACTGCCAGGTGAAGAAGGTGACGGACCTCGGGTACAGCATGGGACGGATGGGGATGACGGCGGAGGAGCGGGTGAGACTGGCGAGCACGAACATGGCGGAGGTGATGGAGAAGAAATACGGTCCAGAATGGGACTGGAAGATGAGGCAGGAGTTCGTAACGGATGATTTGCGATAGAGGCGGAATGCGATGAGCAGCGAGAACGGTTTTTTTAAGCGGACGGACGAGCACGCGGAGATGGTGAATGGTTATCCGATTAACCCGGGCTGGTGGAGTCGCTGCTATGAGTACCCGTGGGCGTTCGGGTATGCGGAGGAGGGGCTGATCGTGGCGGATATGGGCTGCGGGTGGACGCCGAGACCGTTCATGCGGGCGCTGGCGGACTGCTGCGAGTACACGTATGCGGTGGACGGTGACGAGCGGCTGCTGGACCAGGAGGGGCAGGAATGCCTGGAATTATTGGTGGGGGATTTTACGCGGGAGGTGTGGCAGATCGAGGCGGGGAGTTTGGACCGGGTGTTCTGCATTTCGGTGCTGGAGGATGTGGGGGAAAAGGTGCGCAAAGCACTGGACGAATTTACGAGGTGCCTGAAAGTGGGGGGGCTGGCGGTGCTGACGTTTGACGTGCAGTACGACCTGGCAAAGCCGCTGGGGAGGTATCCTGGAGTCAACCTGGCGGATTTCAAACACGCGGTGCTGCCGGCGGGGTTTGCGTTCCGCGACCAGGTGCAGACGGATAAAATGAATGCGGTATATCACGAGGAGTTTAACCTGTGCTGTTATCACTGCGTGCTGCAGAAGTTGTAAAGACGCTGGCGTGGATCCGGCGGCAGGAGCTATTGAGCGGGGGGATTGCTGCCAGACCGGGAGAGGTGGCGTACCCGGAGGTGACGGGGTACCTGATTCCGACGCTGTTCGATTACGGGGAGACGGCAATGGCGTTTAGGCTGGCGAACTGGCTGCTGGAGATTCAGAACGAGGACGGCAGTTTCGAGGATATGCAGGGGACGAGGCGGACGTTCGACACGGCGGCGTGCATGGAGGGTTTGAGGCGGGCGCACGGTGAGAACTGGATCACGGGAATATATCACCGGGCGGCGGAGCGGGCGAAGGGGTGGATCCTGACGCAGCTCCAGGCGGATGGATCGCTGCGGACGGTGCCAGGTGGGGAGACGCACGTGTACACGATGCGGGCGTCGTGGCTGGTAGGCAACCAGGCAGGGGCGGCGTACTGGAAGCGGGCGGACTGGTGGGGGAAGCAGGCGAAGATGCGGACGCACTACCTGGGGTATGCGCTGGAGGGGATGTGGGGGATGGGGGAGACGAAGTTCGTGGAGGAGCAGTTATTTTATGCGCAGCGGGCGGTGCGGAACGATGGTTTCATGCCGTTCGTGGTGGGAAGGCAGTGGGAAGACGGTGAAGGGACGGACGCGTGTGCGACGGCGCAGATGGCGATCCTGTTCGGGAAGGTGGGGATGGATACGAGCAGGATGGTGGAGGCGATCGGGGGCATGGTGGACGATGATGGGGGGGTGCGCTTCGGGGTGGAGTACACGGAGCGGAACGCGTGGACGGCGAGGTGGGTGCTGGAAATGTGGAACACGAAGGGGTTGGAACACGAATGACGCGAAAGGACGCGAAGGACGCGAAAGGGATGATTAATGATTATGCGGTGGACTGGGGGAGGTGGGGGGAGAAAAAGCCGATGGGAATCAGCGGGTGTTTCCGGCTGCGGGATGAGAGCGAGTTCATGGAGGCGGCGATCTTGAGCCATTTGCCGTACCTGGACGAGGCGGTGCTGGTGGTGCAGCCGAGCATGGACGATACGGTGGAGATCGCCGAGCGGCTGGAGCGGGAGCACCCGGGTAAGGTGCGGGTGGAATATTATCCGTACGAGATCGACTGGATCGACACGCCAGGGTTTTACGAGAAGGACCCGGAGAAGCCGGGGCACCTGGTGCATTTATCGAACTGGGCGTTCAGCGTATGCAATTATGCGTGGATTGCGAAGATCGAGGGGGACGTGATCGGTTTATCGTCGTTCGAGCGGATCGTGGAGGCGGTGAGACGCAGACCGGAGAGGCGACATTATTACGGGAGGGTGGTGCTGAACGTGGCGGGGGAGGGGCTGGACGAGTTCAGCGTGAAGCATCCGAGGAATGCGGGCTGGGATGAGTGCGTGTGCCCGAATGACCCGGTGTATTCGTTCACCAGGCAGGGAAAATTTGAGTCGTTATTTATTGGAGACGAGCGGACGTGCATGGGGTGGAGCGGATTGCACATGAAGCGCTGCAAGCAGGAGCACGTGGTGCGGCTGCGGGAGATTGAGACGTGGGCGGCGTTCGAGCCGGAGAATGTGCAGGCGGCGCTGGAGCATTTCAACCGGGGGATGCCGTACGTGGGGATCGACAATCCGCTGGGAGAGGCGTGTTTGTACGAGAAGGAGTGGATCGAGTGGCTACGGTCAGCGTGATCGTGCCGACGTTCAACCGACCGGGGTACCTGGCGCGGGCGCTGGCGAGCATCCGGGCGCAGACGTACCGGGATTACGAGGCGATCGTGATCAACGATGGCGGGGAGGACGTGCGCGATCTGGTGCGACTTTTCGGGGACGTGCGACTGATCAACCAGGCGCACAAGGGACTGCCGGCGGCGCGGAACACGGGGATCCGGGAGGCGCAGGGAATATTAATTGCGTACCTGGACGATGACGACATGTGGCTGCCGCAGCACCTGGAGCGGCTGACCGGGTGGCGGAGGCAGTCGGGGTGCTGCCGGCTGGTGTATTCGGACTCTTATTTCTGGCAGGACGAGCGGCGGTTCGAGCGGCTGCTGTCGGTGGATTACAGCCGGGAACGGCTGCTGGAGCACAATTTGACGCCGATCTGCAGCATCCTGCACGACCGGGAGCTGATCCGGGAGGCGGGGTATTTCGACGAGAGCCTGCCGAACCACGAGGACTGGGACCTGTGGCTGCGGATGAGCGAGCACACGGATTTTCGTCACCTCAAAGAGGTGACGGCACTGTACTCAAAGCGGACGGGGAGCGACCAGCTCTCGATGGACCTGCCGTTCATGGCAGAGCGGAAAGAGTTTATCAGACGGCGATATGTTGAAAAGGCGGTCACCTATGGGTCTTGAAGTTTACACGGCGCCGGCGCTGGAGCCGGTGAGCCTGACAGAGGCGAAGGCACACCTGCGGGTGGACATTACCGACGACGACACGCTGATCACGGCGTTGATTACGAGCGCCAGGGAGATGGTGGAGCAGATCACGCGGCGGGCGCTGATCTCGCAGACGCTGGACTACAAGATCGACGATTGGCCGGGGGACTATATGGAGCTGCCGATGCCAAAGTTGATCTCGATCACGTCGATCACGTACAAGCTGTACTCGGACGGGAGCACGAGCACGCTGAGCTCGGCGGTTTATTTCGCGGTGACGAGCACGACGCCGGGGAGGGTGGCGCTGAAGCCGGGGCAGAGCTGGCCAGGGGATAGCCTGTACCCGTACCAGGCGATCACGGTGCGCTACGTGGCGGGGTACGGGTCGGCGGCGAGCAGCGTGCCGGGGCCGATCAAGGAGGCGATCAAGCTGCTGATCGGACACCTGTACGAGAACCGGGAGGCGAGCTATGCGGGAAATCCGAACGTGAGCATGCTGCCGATGGGGGTGGATAAGTTGCTATATCCGTACAGGGTGTTCGGGTGGTAGTCAACGGATTTGGGGAGCGGCTGTCAACGGATTTTGGGAGCGGCTGTCAACGGATTTGGGGAACGGATTGAACGGATTGAACGGATGAGGGCTGTCAACGGATTTGGGGAACGGCTGTCAACGGATTTAGGGAACGGATTGAACGGATTGGGGAGGGCTGTCAACGGATTTGGGGAGCGGATTGAACGGATTGGGAACGGATTGAACGGATGAGGGCTGTCAACGGATTTGGGGAACGGATTGAACGGATGAGGGATTGCTTCGCTGCGCTCGCAATGACAGGGGGTGGGGCGCTCGCAATGACATGGTGGAGGTGAATAGGTGAGGGCGGGATGGCTGCGGGAGCGGGTGGTGGTGCAGAAGAAGTCGGTGACGCGCAACACGTACGGGGAGGAGGTGATCGCGTGGGTGGAGGTGGACACGTACTGGGCGGCGGTGGAGCCTTTGCGCGGCAGGGAGTACATGGAGGGGAGGCAGCTGGATGCGGCGATCGATACCCGGATCCGGATACGTTACGACAATATCGGAATCGGGCCGGAGATGCGGGTGACGTACCGCAATCACGTGTACAACATTATAGCGGTGGTGCACGTGCTGGAGCGGCAGCGGGAGCTGCACTTGATGTGCCAGGAGACGGGCGTGCTGGCGAGCGAACTGACGGAGTGAGGAGGCTTGGAACACGAATGAAGCGAAAAGGCGCGAAGGACGCGAAAGATGAGGGTTGAGATCGAGGGGATCGAGGAGCTGCGGAAGAAGCTTGGGGAGCTGAACGTGCGCGTGGAGCGGGTGCTGCGGGAGGCGGTGCTGCAGGGCGAGGGGCTGGTGGAGGAGGAGATGAAGCGCCAGGGGCCGGGGCCGCACATGACCTATACGATCCGCAAGGCGAGGAGCACGCGGGTGGAGGTGGATATCGGGCCGGACAAGGAGCACTGGTATTATCAATTATTCGAGTCGGGGGCGCAGCCGCACGAGATCGAGCCGGATGTGAAGGGGGCGCTGGCGTTCGAGATGGACGGGGCGCAAGTGATCGTTAATTCGGTGAAACACACGGGGATGGCGGCGGCGCCGTTTATCCGACCGGCGCTGAAGAACCAGACGGAGGCGGTGAAGGCGGCGATGATGAAGACGTTCTGGAATGCGATCGAGAGGGTGGCGAAATAATGCTAATTGAAGAGGCGCTGTATTATCAGCTGGTGCACGATGCGAATGTGGCGGCGGTGGCGAGCACGCGGGTGTACCCGATGGTGATTCCGCAGGATCAGAGCCTGCCGGCGATTGCCTACCAGCGGGTGGACGGGGGCAGGGACACGGCACACGACGGGGAGGTGGGGACGGCGATGGCGGTGATCCAGATCACGGCGCAGGCGGGGACGTACGAGACGGCGAAGGAGCTGATGGACCTGGTTAAGGACAGCCTGATTGCGTTCGATGGGACGATGGGAGGTGCGGGTGGATTGACGGTGGATGGGATATTTTTCGGGGCGGAGTTTGATGGGTACGGGATGAGCACGACGCATTACACGGTGCGGGGGACGTTCACGATCAGGTACAGGGAATAGATTGCTTCGCTTCGCTCGCAATGACAGGATCGGGAGGTGAGATGGAGATTGAGGATTATTTGGAGGCGTATTTTGTGCCACGGATGGACGGGTTCTGGCAGTGCTGGAACTGTGGCTATATCACGACTTTACCCAACAAGGCCCTGCGGCATTTGCAGGGGAAACACAAGGACATTTTAGAGATTGAGGAGAGAAGACAATGGCAGGATCACAAGGCGGTTACGGATTAACGTTGCAGTATCTTTCGGGGACGGTGTACACGGCGGTGGCGAAGATCATCGACGCGAAGTTCCCAAAGCAGACGGCATTGATGGCAGATGCGACGACGCACGATTCGTCAGGCGGCTATTACGAGGCGGTGGCGACGGGCAAGCGCCGGCTGGAACCGTTCGAGGTGACGCTGGCGTGGGACGATTCAGCGACCAGCCACGCGGCGTTGCTGACGGCGTTTGGCACGGATGTGACGAGCACGTATAAGATCGCTGACCCGGACGGTAACGAGACGATCCAGTTCTCGGCGTTCGTGGAGTCGATCGAGCGTATCAGCCCGCAGGAGGATATTTTCACGGCGGTGGTGACGTTCCACCCGAGCGGGGCGGCGACGATAACGTAGGGTTTGGAACACGAACGATGCGAATGAACGCGAAGGACGCGAAAGGGGAGCACGAGATACCATTGGTGAACTCCTAAAGCGGGAGGAGTGTGAATGACGATACTCACGAGGGCGGAGATCCTGGCGAGGAACGGGCTGCGGCGCGAGGTGGTGGCGGTGCCGGAGTGGGGGGGCGAGGTGATCGTGCAGGAGTTCAGCGCGGCGCAGAGGGACCTGTTCGAGGCGGCGGTTATCGAGCAGGGGAAGGGGAAGAAGAAAACGCTGGCGAACTTCCGGGCGAAGCTGGCAGCGGCGTCGATTGTGGACGAGCAGGGCGACCTGGTCTTCGAGGTGGAGGACGTGGAGCTGCTGGGCAGGCAGTCGGCGCGGGCGCTGCAGCGGGTGGCTGAGGCGGCGATCCGGATCAATGCGCTGTCAACGGATGAGGTGGAGGAGCTGGCAAAAAACTGAGGCGCCAGCCGGGGCGGCGGTTTGCGTTCCGGCTGGCGCTGGCGCTGGGGCAGCCCGACCCGCACAGGATGCTGCGGGAGATGGGCAGCCGGACGTTTGCGGAGTGGACGGCGTATGCGGGGATCGAGCCGTTCGGGGAGCTGCAGGCGGATTACCGCAGCGGGTTGACGGCGACGATCTTGAGCAACGTGTACCGGAGGAAGGGGAGCAGGGCGGTGGAGATGGTGGACCTGTTCCCGTGGCTGGAGACGGAGAGACCGCAGAAGACGGAGAAGGAATTGTACGAGGAGTTCAGGATGTGGGCGGTGATGAACAGGTGAACGTTTGGAACGTTTGGAACGCTTGGAACGCGAAGGACGCGAAAGAACGCGAAAGACGCGAAGAGATTGCTTCGCAAAGTGCGCTCGCAATGACATGGGGTGGTGCGCTCGCAATGACATGGAGGATGGGTAGATGACGACGCTGGCGCAGCTGGTGGTGAAGCTGATCGGGGATACGTCCGAGTTCGACGACGAGATGGTGAAGGCGCAGAAGCGGGTGCAGGACACGGGGAAGAAGATGGCGTCGGCGGGGAAGGCGATGACGCTGGGTTTGACGCTGCCGCTGGCGGCGGTGGGGGTGGCGGCGGTGAACGCGGCGAGCGACCTGGAAGAAAGCCTGAATAAGACGCGGGTGGTCTTCGGGGAGAATGCAGATGCGATCGAGACGTGGAGCAAGACGGCGGCGGAAGCGTTTGGGTTGAGCCAGCGGGAGGCGCTGGAGGCGGTGGGGACGTTTGGGAACCTGTTCGATGCGCTGGAGATAACCAGCGAGGAATCATTGAATATGAGCCAGGGGCTGGTGCAACTGGCGGCAGACCTGGCGAGTTTTAATAATATCGACCCGACCGAGGCGCTGGAGAAGCTGCGGGCGGGGATGGTGGGGGAGGCGGAGCCGCTGCGCACGCTGGGGGTAAACCTGAGCGAGGCGGCGGTGCAAGCGAAGGCGATGGAGATGGGGCTGGCAGAGGTAGGGGAGGAGCTGAGCAGCCAGGACAAGGTGATGGCGCGGTATGCCATTATCATGGAGCAGACGAGCAATGCGCAGGGGGATTTTGCCAGGACGAGCGACGGGCTGGCGAACCAGCAGCGGATCTTGAAGGCGAGATTGCAGGACGTGGCGGCGTCGCTGGGGACATCGCTGCTGCCGATTGCGGAAGACCTGGTGGCGGAGATCAGCGACCTGGCGGAGTGGTTCGGGAATTTGAGCCCGGAGATCCAGGCGACGACGGTGAAGATCGGCGGGCTGGTGCTGGTGGCGGGTCCGCTGCTGACGATTTTAGGGAAAATCACCACAATTCTATCTCCACTAATCACTGCTTTAGGTGGTGTGGGGTCTGTCGTATTAGCTGTAATGGTTGCGCTGGGTTTGCTCGGTGCGAAATATGCTGATGTGGCCGCAGAACAAGTCAAATTGACCGAGCAAAGCGATCAAGCCACAATTTCCCAGTATGGCTTGATGATTGGTATGGACACGACGATGGTTACGGCGCTGGGTTTAACGAGAGCGGAGGAATCTCTTACTACAGCGACTGAGGCATATTCAGGGGCGGTATCTCTTAGTTCTTTGGAGATTGCCAAACTGGTAGAACAGCACAATATGTTGAACGATGCAAGGGAAAAAGCCGATGCGTTAAAGCTGGCAGCGGAGGAGCAGAAGCTGGCGGATGCGGCGCTGCGGGTGGCGGAGGCGTTAGCCAGGCAGCGGGAGTCGGCGGAGAACGCGTGGAAGGCGAATTCGCAGCTGGTGGAGAGCCTAAAAGGGGCGACGAACGCGGAGATCGCGGGGGCGGCAATCGACAAGCTGACCGAGGCGCAGGAGAAAGGATTGATCTCCTGGCCGGATTACATCACGGCGGTGCAGCAGGTGCAGACGGAGTTCGGGCTGGCGGACGAGGAAAGCCGGGCGGTGGTGCAGGGGCTGGATGCGATCACGCGCAGTATGGGATTCGGGCTGCTGCCGGCGGAGCTGTACGATGAGGCGCTGAGGCTGATTATCAAGGATGCGGCGGATGGGGCGCTGAAGATCCAGGGGATCAACACGCAGTTGAAGCAGATGGCGTTGAGGATGGACGCGCTGAACGGGAAGACGATCTGGATTACGATCAACACGACACGGGTGAATACGGGAGGGAGCACGAACCCGAATGCGCCGCGGATACCTCCAGAAGACCTGGCGCCGGGGGGAAACACGAATGTGACGGTGTACGGCGGGGTGACGGTGAACGAGGCGGACAGCGGGCAGAGTGTGATAGAGGCGCTGAAGGGGCTGGAGTGAGGGCTGACAACGGATTTGGGGAACGGATTGAACGGATTGGGATGAAGGGTGAGGTAGGATGAAAGCTAAGTCATGGGATGGGAATAATATCAATGACGGAAGTAATTATCAGACGGTTCTGACGAATTCGTTCTACGGGATTCCGAGGGTTGAGGCGCAGATGGCGCGGCGGCAGGGATACCAGCCGGCAGTGGCGGGGATCGAGCGGCAGGGCAGGCTATTATATATGGATATTTATATCCGGGCGGTGGCGAGCCGGGAGACGCTGACGAAGCAGCTCAACCAGTGGTTCGACCCGGACGACGAGACGCCGAAGAAGATGCTGGTGGAGGACTATGCCGGGGGGAACGACCGCTACGTGTATGCGGTGTGTATCGAATTAATCGAGGTGGCGCTGAGCGCAGGCTTGCATTACGTGGTGACGCTGCGGGTGGACGGGGACGTGTTTTGGCGGGAGAACACGGCGGCGACGGACACCTGGACGATTACGGCGAGCGGGCAGACGAAGACGCTGGCGAATGGGGGGCAGATGGACGCGTACCCGGTGATCAAGGTGAAGCCGACGTCCGGGAAGGCGGGCGGATACACGTACCGGCGGTGGGTGCCGATCCGCTGGCTGGTGAGCCAGGCATACGTGGATTACCCGATCGACATCTGTGCGGATGGATTTGACACGGCGACGCTGATCGGGGCGGCGAAGATGCAGGCGGACGGGGACGACCTGCGGGTGGAGGTGGACGGGACGGAGGTGGACCGCTGGCTGGATGGGATCAACACGGCGACGACGAAGGTATGGTGCACGATCACGTTCTACCAGAAGCAGGAGGGAACGATCACGGCGGCGATCGCCAGCAGCGGGGCAGTGACGACGATCACGATCAACGAGGATACCAGCGGGTTCCCGAGCTCGGGGATATTGATGATCGATTCGGAGGCGTTCACTTTTACGGGGAGGAACGACGCGGCGAAGCAATTCACGGGGTGCACGCGGGCGGTGCGGGGGACGAGCATGGCGGCGCACGACGTGGGGGATACGGCGTGGTGGGTGCAGCACGACATCCACATTCTGTACGGGAATTCGGCAGCCACAGCGCCGACGGTGGACAGCACTAAAGAGCCGATCTTCTCGTTAGCCAGCTCGACGAACGGGAGCTGGGTGTATGCGTCGTTCCGGGACTCGGCGGGGGCCAGGCCGGGAATCTGGACGGAGGCGACGTTCCCGGGCGTATCGGAATATTACGGCGGGAACCAGGGAGCGCTGGCGGACCCGTGGGTGGAGCTGGGGGTGAAGAGCAACGCGTACTATGCGCGGAAGTCGGGCTTGAAGATGTACAACCCGTGCGGGATCACGAATGCCAATTTCACGAACGGGGAGAAGCGGTCGGACAACCTGGCGGCGAGCTGGGGGGCGGCGATCCTGTCGAGCGTGGACGGGGCGAGCTGGACGACGGAGGATTCGATCGCCGAGCCGAGCGTGGTGAGCACGTGGGAGGCGTGGAGCGATAACGAGGCGCTGACGGCGGGCAGCTATTTCGTGATGCTGTACCTGGCGGTGGGGGGGAGCCTGACGGACCCGGCGTATTTGTACGTGGAGGCGGCGGACTGCACGCTGACCCTAAACAGCACGTACACGCCGACACTGACGATCGGGGCGGAGCAGAGCAGCTACGACCTGGGCTGCACGATCACCAACACGACGACCGGCAAGGCGATCCAGCTGGCGTTCACGATGGATGTGAACAGCGAGCTGGAGGTGGACACGGATGACAAGACGGTGATCTACCTGGCGGATAACAGCAACCAGTTCCAGGCGCTGACGCTGGTGGGGGGCGTGCGGCGGGACTGGCTGGCTTTGCAGGTGGGGAATAACGTGCTGCAGTACGATGAGACGGGGGCGGCGGGGGTGACGGTGACGACGACGTGGGAGGAGAGGCATTACCAGTAGGATAAAGGATGAAGAATGAGGGATGAAGGATGGCGGTGAGGGTGCTGGTGGGAGACCGGAGCGGGAGGCTGGTGGGGGAGCTGACGCCGGACATGGGGCCGGTGAGCTGGAAGCTGAACGAGGTGGGGCAGGTGCGGTTTGGGCTGGCGAGGACGGACCCGAAGGCGATCGACGATTATTTGCAGTTCGGCAACCGGCTGCTGGTGCAGTACGATAACGGGCTGCCGGACTGGGGCGGAATCATCGACCCACCCAGGGAGTGGGCGAACGGGATGGTGAACTGCACGGCGTACAGCGGGGAGTATTTGCTGGGGACGCGGATCACGGATAAGGGGAGGTATTTTCGGGATGCGACGGTGGGGTATATCTTCGAGTCGCTGATCCGGGAGGCGACGGAGATCGGGCTGGAGATCGGCGAGGTGTGGGATGGCGGCATCGGGCACTCGCCGGATTATCATTTTAAGGATTTATTATCGATCATCAGAGATAGTGTGTGCAAGACACTCTCGGCGGCGGATTTCGTGGTGACGCCGAGTATCGTGGCGGGGAAGATCGTGCTGACGGCGAACCTGTACGAGCGCAGGGGGAGCGACCTGGCGGGGGTGGCGCTGATCGAAGGGGCGAACATCACCAGCGCCAGGCTGATCGAGCAGGGGACGATTGCGAACAAGTGGAGCGTGGCGGGGAGAGGCTCGAGCTGGGGCGATGACCGGATCACGAGCTATGCGGAGGACGCGGATTCGATTGCGGAGTACGGGCTGCGGGAGGACAGCCAGGTGTTCGTGAGCGTGAGCCTGCAGCAGACGCTGGACGAGCACGCGGTGAATTTACTGGCGGAGAGCAAGGACCCGCACAACATGCTGGAGCTGGCGACGATCGACGCGGAGCCGGCGGGGTTCGAGGCGTACGACGTGGGGGATTCGGTGAGCGTGATGCTGCCCAGTTATGGGTTCAGCGGGACGCAGGGGATGGTGCGGGTGCATGCCAGGGAATACGAGGCGCGCACGGGCGTGTGCAAGCTGGTGGTGCGGGAGGACGAATGATCGAGCGGAGTTTTATCGTCGATAATATCCTAGACCAGATCCGGGATCACCTGTACCGCATCGAAGAGCTGGAGCGGTACGTGATGGCGGGCTTGACGGAGGACGAGGAGTTCCCGTTCACGCTGATTGGCGAAGGACCGGGGATCGACCTGGTGGGGAACACAGTGGGGTTGGGGGGGGACACGATCCTGCTGTATGATAGCGGGGGGTTGCCGGTGGCGGAATATGCGGCGACGAGTGCGGGGTTTGACCTGGCACTGGCGGCGGCGACCAGCGGGGATATCGTGTACCTGCATTCGTTTACGATCAGCGGGGATCATACGATCCCGGATGATATCACGGTGATGGGGATGGACCGGGACAGGAGCATCCTTTCGGGATTGATCACGATCGGGGGAAATGCGGCGATCGATACACTGTCGATTATCAGGACGGCGAACGATGCGAACGACCTGGTAGGAGTTAAAAATACCAACAGCGAGGAACCGGCATACATCAGAAATTGTACGATCGATGTGCGGCAGAGCGGGGCGGGGAATGCGTACTGCATTTACGCGGATGGAGGGCTGGACTTGAATTACGGGACGGTCGACATCCGGTATTCGACGCTGTACGCGTCTTCGGTGGGTGGGGATGGATATGCGGGGGCATCGCTGGCGGGAATCATTTATGCACGGTGGAACCGAGAGTACGGCTCGACTGACAGGTGGATCGTATGACAAGAGCGATGGTGGCGCTGGCAGAGGCGACTTACGGCGGGGTATATCAAACGATAAACCTGCAGTTCGATGACCCGTCCGAGCAACCGGTGTGGACGAAGCTGAGCACGAGCGGACTGGCGAACACGCTGATCACGGTGATGCAGGTCGACCCGGTGGACCCGTACGGGATCATTTACGTACAGCTCGCCAACCAGGATATTTACAAGTGGAACGGGGCGAGCTGGACGAAGATCATGGATAAGGCGACAGCCAGGACAATGGTGGGGGGAGTCTACGATAACGACGACGCCACCCTGGGGTTTATCGCCGCGAATAAAGCGACCACGCACACCGGACATATTTATGTGATGTTCAGTTCTTACGTCGTTTCTGGCGGAGGGATAAAGCTGCTGCGATCGGTGGATTATGGGGCGAACTGGACAGCGCATAGCGTCTATGACACGACCACGATTGGCGCACGTGGGGAAGTATCGGCATATGGCGATGATTTATTCGTGTGTTTTGGTTATGCGGCAAACAGGCGACTGGGCAGGTCGGCGAATAATGGGACAAGTTTCGCGGGGACATACAGCATATGGGGGGCTGGTTCAGGGGGAGACACTATAAATATCGACCCGACAGAAGTGGATAAGGTTTATTATTATAGCTATCTAGACGATATATTAAGACGGTACACGGTGGCGCCAGACACTGCCACGCAGTTGCAAGGAAGTATAACAGCCTTATCTACACCGTATAGTTATGAAGCTGTTTATTCGGATGCTGCAGGGTCTCACTGGTTTAATAAACAACTCAATGGGCACCAGAGACTGCTTAATAATGGCGCTGCTCAACGCATGTACGTGACGTACGACGAGTGGGCAACAATAGAAGAAGCGACGCCGACGGATTGGGATGCTACTTTTAATAATGTCAGAGTATCCAACATAGCAGCAGCGAAGGAGAACATTGATTATATTCTGATCGGACTATCGGAGGTTGCTGAAGATGGAAAGCCACGCGTGTTTGCGAAGGTGGGGGAAGATACGAGCGAGGTGCCGTGGCACGTGGCAGGGACGAACCACAACACGCCACCCTACACGGGTGCGTTGCCGTCGGTCGCAAATATGGAAGTTGCTACCTATGGGATTTATGTAGGGGCAGGTATAGCGAGCAGCGGAGTATATGTTTATGCCGATGAGCAGGGAGACATAGCCGATATTCCGGACGCGGATGGGTTGGGGACACCGCTGTTTGGCGACCGGGGGAGTTGGCGAGACCTGCCGGCAGACGGGTATGACATTTACCACGCGGAGGACGTGAACGCAGCGACGCCACAGATCCATGCACCCTGGGATGAGGACGACCCACCACCGGCGGGGTATGGAATCATATCGGACGGGAGCAAGTGGGAGGTATCCAGCGACGAGATCGCCCTGGTGAGCGATCTGCACGATGCGGTGACGCTGGATGCGGATGCGGCGACGATCCTGGACCTGAGCACACAGGAGATCGGGCTGGATACGCAGACGGCGAACACGGTGCTGGCAGGACCGACGACAGGGGCGGCAGACGAGCCGACTTTCCGGGCGCTGGTGGAGGCTGACCTGCCGGCGACTGCGATCGTAGAATCGGAAGCGCACGAGCACATAGTTAACGAGGATCACAGCGATGAGTGCGACGGGGCTGAGGATACCTTTGTTTTGCTGGTCACATTTCGGTCCAGAAGCACGCAGGTGTATTTGAATGGGGTGAGACAGTTATTAGGAACGGACTACACCGAAGTATCGGACAGCGTGGTGTTTACAACGCCACCAGAGGCAGGGGATACCCTGATCATTGACTATATCGTGACATATGCTGACTACCTGGCGTTTGGAGCACTGCTGCTATCATCTGGCGATTACCTGCTGCTCGAAGATGGGGATAATATCATTACGGAGTAACCATGACAACGACTCTGGTAAAGGGCAGACAGATGAGCCAGGCGCATGCCACATATTACAGCCTGACGACGCAGTCGATAGCAGATACGGCGGCGGCGCAGGCGATCGAGCTGGAGGAAGAAGGGGACGAGTTATATCTGATCCACGACACGGTGACGAACAACTCGAGAGTGTACGTGCCGTGGGATGGGAGTTACGAGGTTGTTTTTTCGGGAATTGCGAACCTGGATTCTGTTGCCAATAAGCATTTAGAGGTGTGGTATGCGATAGATGGTGTGGCAGTACCAGACAGTAACACCCGGGTGCATATTCCGAATGCTTCGGCAGAAACGACCGTGGTGGTGAGCGCGATCCTGGATATCGATGCGGGGAGCTACCTGGAAATCATGACGTGGGGCGATTCGACGAGCTGCCAATGGCTGGCAACGGAAGCGGGGACTTCACCAGACAGACCGGCCGTACCGAGCGTGATCATCACGGTGAAGTGTGTCAACGCCTATTAGGAGATGAAATGCCAGACGTTAAAGTAGAAGACCTTACAGAAATCACTAATCCGGCATTAACGGACTTGCTTTACGTGGCGGCTGACCCGGGGGGCACGCCGGCAAGTAGGAAGGCGACACTGGCAAACGTGGCGCTGGCGATGGGTTCTGGGTCACTGACAGACTGGACGCCGACGGTCACGCAGAGCGGCGCCGTCACGTGTACGGTCACCTATGCTAAATATTGCGTGTTTGGACCGCTGGTGTATATTTGTGCGCGCCTGGACATCACGGGTGCTGGATCAGCTGGCAACGATATCATTATAGGCGGCTTACCCTCCACCCCTGCCATAGACAGAACCTTCGGTCAAGGACGAATTACTGATGCGGGCACAGCATTTTATGCAGGCGACGTGCATGTCAACCCGGCGGACGACACGCTGACGTTTAGAGCACACCTGGAAACAAATGATATAGGCTCCGACCCCAGTTTTGCGCTGGCAAACACTGATCATATTGAATTTTTCGCATTGTATCCAGCTGCTTAGCGAAAGGAGAAATATGGCAGACACTAAGGTAACAGGACTGACGGCAATAGCAAGCCCGGCATTAACGGACTTGCTGTATGTTGTGTCTGACCCGGGGGGTACGCCGGCGAGTCGGAATACGACACTGGCAAACATTAAGACAATGTTAGGGATTGGAGCATTGACGGACTGGACACCCACGGTTACGCAGGGTGTGACAGTAACCAAAACAGTTACCTATGCTAAATATTGTAGACTTGGGCCGCTGGTATATCTATGCGCCAACATGACGATCACCAGTGCGGGGACGAATGGATCGGTAATCGCAGTCAGTAATTTGCCAGTCCAAGTAGCATTTGGTGTAGTCTATGGTACAGCGATAGTTGATAATGCCGGAACAGCTTATTATATCGGGGCAGCCTACATAGATACAAGCGAAATTATCAATTTTTATGCACACCTGGAAACATCCGCAATCGGAGCAGACCCTAGTTTCGCATTGGCAAACACTGACCGGATTTTATTTTTTGCGTTGTATCCAGCTGCTTAGCGAAAAGGAGAAATATGGCAGACACTAAGGTAACAGGACTGACGGCAATAGCAAGCCCGGCATTAACGGACTTGCTATATGTTGTGGCTGATCCGGGGGGTACGCCAGCGAGCAAGAAAGCGACATTGGCAAACGTTGCCGCGGTGCTCGGCTTAGGAGTTACATTAACGGACTGGACGCCATCGCTTACACAGAGCGGAGCGGTGAGCAAAACAGTCACCTATGCCAAATACTGCACGATCGGGCCGTTGATGTTTATCTGTGCGCAGCTGGATATTACGGGCGCTGGTACAGGGAACAACAATATCTTAATCGGTAATTTACCAGCACAGCCGGCGGCGGTCGGGGTTTATGGTACGGCGTGGGTAAACAATAACGGGACAGCTTTTTATCAAGGGGCGGCATATTATACAACTGGTGCGGGTGGTGTTTTTTATTTTTTTGCACACCTGGAAACATCTGGAATGGGAATAGATCCTAATTTTGCATTGGCAAACACTGACGAGATTTCGTTCTATGCTTTATATCCACCAGCGTCATGAAAAATAAACGCATGATAGCCAGGCTGGTGGTTTTTATGGCGGTGTTGGCGGTCGGGGTGTTTGCGCTGGGCTGGTTTTATCACCAGGTGAGCCCGCAGATCAGGGTGGGATATGGGACGGTGCTGCTGTGGTCGGCGGTGTACGGATGCACGGCGTTCCAGGTGGAGATGATGAGGGGGGTGTGGAGGAGGAACACGAAGGACGCGAAAATACGCGAATAACGCGAAAAGAAAGCGGAAAGGACTCCCCCGGATGGGGGAGTTTTTTATTATTAGAGTTAGATTAATAATGCTAAAACCCCTTATACGTAATATATAATATAGATAGTTAACAAGGAGCAAAGAGATGGACAATCAGAGGATTAAAGAGATAGCAACCCAGGCAAAAGAAAAAGAGTTTTACGCCGATTATGACTTCATCGGCGTCAGGATACAGCAGGCATTACACGGTGCGCGGGTCGGAAAAGTTATTGCGCACCGGTCGCACGAATGGGTAGATGGAAAAAAACTTTCCACAAGGCTCAATGGTATAAGCGCCATTGATATAGAGCATGCTGATAGTTTACTGGATTACGGCGGGTATGATGGCGATTATGCCATCATACTCGGTTGCGATGATACAGAAGGGGGCAACGACATTGCAGAGATTGTGATGAGAGAGCCAGTAGTATTGGATATTATAAGAGAATAATAGACATAATTTTCAGCCCTCGCCAGGTAGGCGGTTAGACCTGGCAAAAAGGAGATCGCTATGATTACTAAATTTGAACAGGTAAAAAATCGGGTAGAAGGGATGAAATTCACCCAGCGAGAGATAAATTTTATCCTGGCCGATTGGCCGGAAGGTGACGAACATCTGGACTGGCTGCTGGATGCCAGTTGGAAGGAAATCAAGGACTGGATCAACCTGCCTGAGATGACATACCGCGTTATCGAGGACAACGCGGGCGGGCTCACTCTGATTGTCTGTCTGGACAACCGGGTGGTGTATGAGCATACTGGATACGAGTACACTCCGGGACAGCTCCGACAGGATTTGCACAGTCTGGATCGGGGGGATGATCCAGAGGACTTTGACGGCAATGAGGCCATCCCAGGTTACGAGTGGGACGCGGCGTACGAAAGCCGCGGTCAGGTGGTTGCTGATAACATCGGTGGTGTGATGCAGTTGCATACTCGTTTGATGGGTGTGGCAGCTGAACTGGAGTTTGAACCTAGGAGTGGTCGCCCGGCTCTGTATGGCCGGGGCGAGCCGATGGTGAAGAGCGCGCTGTATCTGCGCCGTGATCAGCTTGACTGGCTGAAAAGCCAGCCGGGAGAGACAGCCTCCGCGGTGGTGCGCAGGCTGATTGACGCCGCAAAAGATACGGGAAAACCCGTATTGACGGATGAAAAATAGCTAAGTATATTCAGAACAGGAGGAACCATGAACGCAATAGTTGTAACATACATTTACGGAGTGGACGACAAGGTGTTTGGACGCTGCGGGGTGGTCGAATCCCCCAGCGATCAGATTGGGTCAATGGATACTCGCGATGGAACGATATGGGATGTTCATCAGTCTCGTTTTGAGACTGTTGAAGAATGGACTGAGGGAGCAATCCCCCAGCACCTAGCAATTCAGCTGGCAGAAGAGCATGCCAACCCAGAAGGATTGCCAATATTCGTTCAAGGGCTATTTACAACCCGACAAATTAAATAATTACTTGCCATTTACCTACTCCCCCCTACTCACGCAGTAGGGGGGGAGTGTTTTAAAGATTAAGCCAGTCGACGGGGGAGGCGAGGCGGTGGCGGGCGTCGAGGTCGGTCTGGGCGATGGAGGTGAGCTGTTCGAGCAGGGCGACGGTGAAGGTTTTTTCGTAGTCGGAGGGGGAGAGGTTCTGCTGGGCGTATTTTTCGAGGGTTTCACGGATTGCCTGGCGGACGGCGGGACGCAGCTCGGGGGGATAGAGGAGGATGGCTTCGGCAAGGGGCTGCAGGTCGGGGTCGGGGATGTGTTCGG